ATTTGTAAATATTCCAATAAATGAAGAAATGGCTATTAATCTTTTAAAAGACTTTTTAGAAAGTGAAAATAATGAATAGAGATTTTAAAGGTGTATGGATACCAAAAGCAATATGGTTAGATAAAAGATTAAATGCATTAGATAAAGTAATATTAGTAGAAATTGACAGTTTAGATTCTAGTGAAGAAGGTTGTTATGCTAGTAATCAACATTTAGCAAAATTTTGTCAATGTACTGAGACCAAAATATCTACATCTATAAAGAAATTAGTTGAATTGGGATATATTGAAATAATTAAATTTGATGGTAGAAAAAGATTTATAAAAAGCAGACTTTCAAAAATTGAAAGGCAGACTTTAAAAAATTTAAAGGCAGACTTTAAAAAATTTAAAGAAAGTAATACATATAATAATACATATAGTATAGAAGAAATAAATGAAATATTCGAATATGACTGGTTAAATGATGAGGAGGTGTCATAATGAACGGAATAATAATTACATTAATAATTTGTATAACCATAGTTTTAATAACATGGATAAGTAGAGGTGATAGAAAGTGAATAAAGTCCATTTAATAGGTAATTTAACAAAAGACCCAGAACTAAGATACACAAAACAAAACACACCAGTAGCAAGTTATACAATAGCAATAAATAGCAGATACGGAGAACAACAACAAACTGATTTTATAAATATATCATCATGGGGTAAAAGTGGAGAATTTGTAAGCAAATATTTTAAAAAAGGACAACCAATAGCTATAACTGGAAGATTAAAAAATAGAAATTATGAAGACAACAACGGAGTAAAACATTATTCAATGGAAGTAGTAACAGAAGATATTGAATTTGTAGGAAGCAGAAAAGAAGAAGTTAAAATAGAACCAAAAGAAGAATTTGTACCTAATTTTAATATAGAAGATGGTGAATTACCATGGTAGGAGGAGATAATAAAATGGAAGATACAAAATTTTTAATGGAATTAGCAATAGATAAAAACAATTTAGATGCCTTAGTACATTTAATAATAGACAATGCAGATCTAAACTATAATGGGGAAGATTTAAGAATAGCAAATGCTGAAACAGTATTGCAGTTTATTAAATATATCTATCCTAAGACATACAAAGAAAAACTAGAAGAATTAAAAAAAGAAGATATTTAATAAACTAGCCAAGTATTATGCTTGGCTTTAATTATAGGAGGTAATATGAGAGAAAGAGTTTTAAGTTATATTATGGAATTTGGTTCGATTACAACAAAACAAGCATTTACAGATTTGGGTTGCACTAGATTATCAGAATACATAAGACAACTAAGACTTGAATATAACATAGCAGACGAATGGGTATCAACTACAAACAGATATGGAGAAAAAGTACAATATAAAAAGTATTGGTTGGAGGAAAAATAATGGACCTAATAAATGATATACAAATGTTAATGGAAGAACTGACTATATCAATAAAAAAATTAAGTCAAACTGGATATAAATTAGCAGAAGCAGAAAGAGATTATAAAATAACATTAAGACAGGAAGCATTAAAATTAAGAGTAGAAAAAGATATGCCAGTAACTCTAATTAATCAAATAATATACGGAGTACCAGAGGTAGCAGATAAACGATTTAAGAGAGATATTGCTGAGACAATGTATAACACTAACCAAGAACATATAAACGCCACCAAGCTAAAATTAAGGCTATTAGAGAGCCAAGTATCAAGAGAGTGGAGCAATGTAAATAATGAGTGATAAAGAAGTATATCAAAAGACTTTAGAATTATTTAATAATTGTTGTGCTATATGTGGAAGTAATCAAGTGCATTGCCATCATATACGATATGGGGGGTTATATGGTGGCAGAAAGACATATATGGGTAATATTATACCTTTATGTAAAAAACATCATGATTTAGTACATACAAACAAGAAAAAATATATGCCTATATTAATTAAAATGATAGATAAAAAGATGGAGGGAATATGAATAAATATTTTAATAAAAAAGTAATAGTTGATGGAATCAAGTTTGATAGTAAAAAAGAAGCAAAAAGATTTCAAGAATTAATGATACTAAAAAAAGCAAAATTAATTAAAGAGCTGGAACTACAAAAAGTATTTGAATTACAACCAAAGTACACAAATAATAAAGGAGAACATATAAGAGCCATAACATATAAAGCAGATTTTTTCTATTATGATAATCATTTAAAACAATATATAGTAGAAGATACAAAAGGATTTAAAACTGATGTATATAAATTAAAGAAAAAATTATTTGAATATCAATATCCAAATTTAACAATAGAAGAAATTTAAAAAGGGAGATGTAAAATGGGTAAAAAATATAAATTACCATTACATATTAAAAAATACATCCAAACAGAACTTTATGATTATAAAAAAAATAAAAAATTAATTGTAATGTTAGAAAAAGAGAATGTATCAACAAGAACATTTCTATTAGCAATTCAAAGATTAAATAAAATTGATAAAGTCTATAATAACCTATCAACAGAAGAAAAAGAAGCATTTGAAAAAATATTTATAGATAAACATAACCAAATATATGCAGAAATGCACGATAACATAACTAAAGATATGTATTATAACATAAAAAACAAAATTATATATTTAACTGCAATAGAATTTGACTTAATTTAAGGAGATAAAAATGAAAAAAGATGAAGAATTATTTGATTTATTATATGCATTTCCTAAGTACAGAAGATTAAAAAATAGACTAAAAGAAGTTAATAGAGATAACAGAAATAAAGATAAAGCATTAAGGAGGGAATGGGAAGAAAAAGCGATATTACAAGAGCAGTTAAGACAAAAGAATAGAATCATATTTAGATTAAGAAAGGAATTAAAAAAGGTGAAATAATGGTTTGTTTACATACATTTAGAACTGATAATAAAATGTTTAAAGAAATAGCTAACCATACAAAATATTGTAGTTATTGTGGACATTCAATATTATTTCAAGTACAAACTAAAAGAGTTATATGCAGCCATTGTGGTAATTGGGTTTACAACCATAAAAAAGATGAATTTAAAGATAGATTGTTACAAAGAAAAAAGAGGTTAGAAAATGAAAGTTAATAGGGTTAGAGATAGTTTTACACAATTAGAAAAAAGCCAAATGGAAAGCATAAATAAATTACAAGAGAAAGTAAGATTAATGGAATTTGATAAAAGTAAAGATACTGCTAGGATTAGAGATTTAAAATATACATTACAAAATAAAAAAAATAGTATCACTGAAATTATTAAAGAAATAGAGCATATTCAAAAGGAAGGAAATTATATAAAGTTAAATTATATAAAGAATGTTTTAGGGATAATAGCAAGGCAAGGTGTTGATGATGAATAATCAAGATATATTTGCTACATTTGTAATAACATTAATATTAGGTCTTATTGTGATGGCATTATGTAGTGCATCTAATCAAATTGAAACATTAGAAAAAGAAAAAAACGAATTACAACAAGAAATAACTGAATATAAATGGCAAATTGAACAAGTTCCTTCTGTAATAGAAAGCTGGTGCAATGGTGAATAAAAACAATATATTAGTAGAATGTGAAAAAATTTATTTTATAAATGAATTAATTAGTTAGGAGACGATAAGGTGACAGAACAAGTATTGTTAAATAGTGGTTACAAATACTATCCAGATGAACATTATAAAAGATGTGATAAATTTTATAGTAAAACAATTAGTAAAGAGCCAACAAAAGCAATAAGAGTATTATATTATGATAAATTTAAAGATGATGGTGGACTAGATTATGATTTTGAATATGAATACATAGAAGAAAGACAAGGATATTGGTATAAGACTTATATATGGGGATTAGATAAAGACATACCATATACTATTGAAGATATAGAAAGTATTTTAATAAAAGGTGATATAAGTGAATAAAGAGATAGAAGAATTATTAAATGAATTAAAAGAATATGCTAGTGGTGGTATGAGTGGTTTATATCCAAGTGAAGACACAGTTAAAAAATTTGTATCATACATAGAACAACTGCAAACAACTGCAAACAACTGCAAACAACTAGAAAATAATAGAGATAAAGCATTAAAAATAATAGATAGTTATGATTTAGGTAAATACGACTATTCTATACCACCAGGAGGGATAATTGAATTAAGAGAGACTTTAAAAGGTGATAGTGATGAGCAAAACAATTAAAATAATAAATGATGAATTAATTGAAATAGCAAGTTATAGAAATCCTGAAATAGTATTCCATGATAGTAATAATCCTAGACATTTAAAACCTGAATATGATAATTTTGAAAGTTATTGTGACTTTAAAGAAGTAATAAATCCATTTGAATTGTATGCAGAAAACCAACAATTAAAGAAACAAAAAGATGATGTTGTTATTAAATATATAAAATATTTGATAAAAAGATTAGAAGAATTTGATATTTTAGAAAGAAAAGAAACAGGAGCATTTTGGTATCAAGTCATGGGAGAATTAAAAAAATTATTAAGAATGTTAGGTGAAATAGATAATGAATGAAGAAAATTTATTTGTATATGAAGAAGATGGATTTTGTGAATTAAGATATACATATGGAGATTTAACAAAATTTGAAAGGAAATCTAAAAAATATGATGAATTACAATCTAACTGGAATAGTTTAAGAGAGTGGTTAGAAAAGCAAAAACATGATGCTGAAATTTGTAAAGAATGGAATAGAAAAAATAATTTTAATGATATTGATTATGAAAGAGATATTAAAAGATTTGATTTTGTATTAGATAAAATGAACGAATTAGAAGGAAAATCTGATGATAATTGATTATATATTAACTATAATAATTATGTTTAATTTAATAATCATATTATTAGGTAATATTAGGTTTAAAGATAGATTAAAATGTTTATTGTTAACAATTATATTAACATATTTAATTTTGAATTAGAAGGGAAAGATAAAAAATGCAATATCAAGTATTAGGACATAAAAGAAGATTACAAAAAGGTTACAAGCCATATGAAGTAGTTTGTGAATTTGATGATATGCAACAGTTATTTTACATGATGGATAAAGTAGATAGAAGAAAATATGATGAAGTATTAGTAATTGATACTGAAACTAATAAGTTGGTAGCTAGTAGGGAATTAGAAGATACAATAGCAAGAAGATTAAAAAAATGATTAGTTTTATATTAGGAGGGTTATTTGGAATTATAATAATGTGTATATTTCAAATAAATAAACAATAATGCTAGAAAAAAGATACGAAAAACAAAATAATTAAAAGGACTATAATGTAGTTGAAACATTATAGTCTTTTTTAATGTTTTAGAAAGGAAGGTATCATGATATTAAAAGATAAGGTATATACAACTTTAAAATGGATTTTAGCAGTTGCAGTTGCTCCAACAATTGCTTTAATTACAGGACTAGGTGAATTATACAAGTTTGATACTACATTAATTGTAGGTACTATATCTTTAATAGCATCATTTCTAGGTGCTTTGATAGGGGTATCTAATTATAACTATAAGAAGGAGGTGAAGTAATGAAAGGAATTGATGTTAGTTCATGGCAAGAGGCTATTAATTGGAGTTTAGTAAAAGGACAAATTGATTTTGCAATTATTAGGCTAGGATATGGAGATAACATAATAAAACAAGATGATAAATACTTTTTAAGAAATGTAAAAGGATGTATTGATAATAATATACCATTTGGAGTTTATATTTATTCATATGCTACTAATTTAGGTGGAAATGCCAGTATTCAAAGTGAAATAGACCATTGTAAAAGGTTATTAAGCCAAATTAGTAAAAAGCCATTCTGTGTATATATAGATATGGAAGATGCTAGTACAGAAAAAATAGGTAAAACATTATTAACTAACTTTGCACTAGAATTTTGTAAACAAATAACTCAAGCAGGTTATAAAGCAGGAGTATATGCTAATCAAAACTGGTTTCAAAACTATTTGAATCCTAGTACAATAGCAAGTTATGGTTACTCAATATGGTGTGCTAAATATAGTGATAACAAGCCAAATATAAGTTCAAATTATGATATATGGCAGTATAGTTCTACTGGTAAAATAAATGGAATAACTGGCAATGTAGATATGAATACAATGATTAATAACATAATAGGACAACAACCAAGCCAAAAAACTATTGATGAATTGGCTAGAGAAGTAATCAATGGTAAATGGGGTAATGGAGCAGATAGAAAAGAAAGATTAACAAGTGCAGGATATAACTATCAAGAAGTACAGAACAGAGTTAATCAAATATTAGCACCTAAAATAGAATACTATACAGTAAAAAGTGGTGATACATTATCAGCAATAGCAAAAAGATATGGGACAACAGTAAATCAATTAGTAGCATGGAATAATATAAAAAATCCTAATCTAATATATCCAAATCAAGTATTAAGAGTTAAATAATGAGTAGAAGACCAAATGCAAGAGCAGTAAAACAACAGTTATTCTTAAAGTGTGGCAGAGTTGATATGTATAGTATGGAGAAGTATGCTAAATGCAAATTAGAATTACACCATGAACCACCATTTAGATATAGTCATCATACAGTATATGAAGAAAGTTATTTATTATCAGCAGATAATCATAGAGAATTACATTATATAGAACAAAATGATCCAGAAGAATATTATAGAAGAATGGAAATTATAAAGGAAAATAAAAAAGTCTTAGAAAGAACTAAAGGTACAAATACCTTATGAAGTTTTTTGAAGCACCTTAGAACCGAAATAAATAGGTCAATATTTTAGGAGGTAAAATGTTAAAGGCATGTAGTAGATGTGGTAGGATACATGAATATAACTATAAATGTAATAAAGGTAAGATATATAAACATAATGATATAGATAGGTTAAGAAGTACAACTGCATGGACTCATAAGAGTATAGAGATAAGAGAGATAAGCCATTACTTATGTGCTGTATGTTTAGATAAAGGAATATATAATTATGATGATATAGAAGTACATCATATAGTTAAACTACAAGACAATCAAGATTTATTTCTTGAGAATGAAAATCTAATCTGTTTATGTAAGCAACATCACAAAGAAGCAGATAATGGCAAGTTAGATAAAGATTATTTAATTAATTTAGTTAAGTTACGAGATAATATCACCTAACACCAGAAATACCCCCGTAGGGTTCTTGATAAGTTTTAGACAACTGAAAAGAC